GTTTCCCAGTCACGATCTGTGGAGGGGTCATACTGCAGGCGGTCGGCGGTCAGCGCCCACTGCCAGCTGGTGTTCTCCAGGTGCGCCTCAACAATGTTCTGGCTCAGTGCGGCATCCAGCACAGCCCGGCGGTTGCTGTCATCGTTCACCGAGATCAGCTGATCCATGCCAAGCAGGAACAGTGCATCGTTGTAGATGTGCAGCCAGTCGTTGGTGAGGGTCGCCGTCTTGGGGTTGGCCCGGGGCCGGCTCTCTTCACTGGCATCGCTCTGCAGGAACATCTGCAGGTAGGCGTCAAACTTCGCCTCGGTGTCAGCAATGCGGTCAGGCTTGATCCTGGGCGCAATCTCCTTGGCCAGGTAGGCAGACACCACCCGGGCAAAGGATTGCAGATACAGGGTGAAATCAGCGCCGGACGTCGAGGAGATGTACCTGACGTAGATCACATCGTGGTCGGTCGATACCGTGCGGCCTTCCTGGAAGAAACGCTCAATGGGCTCGTCCAGGGTGTCGTCACTGAACAGACCAACCAGCGAGAGGTAATCGCTGGGCAGGGTGAATACGTTCGGGAAGCCGTGCTCAGTGCTGGTGGTGAACGTCGATATCTTATCGACCTTGGTAGCGAACCGGGGCTTGCCCACTTCCAGGCAGTAGTCGATTGCGCCAAAGTCGTAAACGTCATCAAGCCGATACCGGGCAGGCCGGTCATCGGTCAGGGCTGAGAGCTTGCGCTCGCCAATAATGCGGAGGGCATCGTTATAGAGGCCCAGTTTATCAATCGCCACGATACCCTCCGGTTATTAAGCGGCCAATGCTCTCAGGTGCTCCTCCAGCTCACGCTGTGCTTCCGACTGAGAACGGATGCCCTCTCGAATGTTGCGATCAGTGGCTCGCTCCACCACGCACCAGCCGAGTCGGCCACGCATTTTGATGTAGTAGTCAGGGTTCTCAACAACCACCTGACTCTGGGTTTCCAGCTCAACGTGATAGATCACTTTGGTGCGAATACGGCCACCCTGCGCCAGGGTGACAAGCACCTTGGCCATGAAGCTGCCGTCCTCAGCGACCACTCTAATCTCATCGAAAAGCCGGATCTTGTGTTTGACATGAGACCAGAACAGCGGGTCTTCAAGCATCTCAGCAGAGACACTGGAGTTGACCTCGGCGTTGTGGACTTGGAACTGGTGCTGGGCCAAGCCGAAATGGGTAAGGCGCAGCGGTTCTAATTTTGACTGAGGCTCTTTTGTATTGGCCATTTTCTTCTCCGCAAAAAGGGCCAGCGTCCCGCCAGCCAAAAAAAGACGACCCCGAAGGGCCGTCAGCTTGGGTGGGGTTAGTCGGTGTCGGTAGCAGTGACAGCGGTGCCGTCAGAGATATCAACAGTACCGTCTTCTTCCGCCTGGAAAACAATGCACAGCTGGGCCGCCGGAGGGGAAGCGTCAGTATCGACAACCATGATGGTGTCCAACCGGCGCATACCCAGCTCGTAGCCGTTGCTGAAGTAACCATCCACACGGACGGTCGCAATCGGGTCGGTAGAGTGGTAAACCCAGTGCGCTCCCGCAGAAGCACCGACTCGTTGATGTACCAGCGCGGGAGGATTATCAGTTGAATAAGCCATGATCTATTCCTCCTTAGCTCAGTGCGCTGTCGTTGTGCGGCATTTTAACAACACCGCTGTTCTGCAACAGCTTGCTGCCCATGTAGATGCTGCAACGCGCCCAGGACTTGTCGTTCTTCTCGTCGTAACCAACGTAAGTCGACATGCTCTCCATGTTCGCAGCGTGGCCAATGGCCGCACGGGCAAACATGTAGCAGGTTGCGTTTGAAGTACCAGTGCCGGTCAAGCCAGCATCAACGATCCAGTTCACACCGTACCAGTTGAATGCTTTGGACTTGCTCACGTTCTCGAACGGCTTCAGGTTGATGTAGTCGGCAGAGGTGAACTCGTTCAGACCCATCAGGTAGCCGTGGAAAGCGGGAGTGATCAGAGCGAAAGGCTCTTCATCCAGCGCAAAGGCATTGCCCAGCTTGGTCTTCGCAGTGGTAACCAACGTCAGGGTCGCAACTGCGGCAGCACCCCAAGTGACAGTGGCGGCATCCAGAGCGGAATGGATGTCTTTGTCGACCTTGCGGTTGATTACCTTCATGCAGGTTTGCTGCATGATGCGGCGACCTTCACCTTGGCTGGCGAAGATGTTGAAGTTAGTCCGTTCCGGTACATCGTGCCATTCTTGCAGAGTGGCAGTGTACTGGTTCAGGTTATCGGGACGAGTTGGAATGTCACCATTCACACCTCGGGTCACTGCTGTAGCACCGCCTGAGTCGGCAACCAGGAATACTGCCTGCTGGCCGCTGATCATGGCTTCGGTGGTTACACACCGACGAGCAAGGGACATGCCCTTCTCGAAACCCATGATGGTCTCATTGCGATACTTGGTTTGAAAGGCTGTATCACCCATCGTAAGTACCTCGCATCAAATTTAACTAAACGTCACTCTCGCGGTTCTTTCGAGGTGGCCTTCAGCAAAATCTGCGGGGTAGCCTGTAAGACAGGGGCCGCTCCTTTGCTTCCGGGGTCTACTTTCACCGGCATTCATTGTTGATGATATGCGGATGCTGGCCGCTGTCAATAGCCAGTCAACATCCCGCGCTCATCATGCGCTTTTCTTCTCGTATCTGTCCTGCGCTTCGAGCAATTCCTCGTACCGTTTCTGCATTGCAGGGTCTTTCCAGTATGCATCAGGGTCGGAGCGCATGGTTGATTCGATCTTCTCGATCTCGGATGCCAGGGCGCTCGGATCGCTATTTGCGCCCACCACTGTGCCGACAGGATCAATCTCCCGGGCAACCTCTGCAGACCAGACCAGGAACTCAGGACTGTTGAACAGCATGCGGCCATCAGGCAGCTGGGCTTTCATGAAGCTTTCGCGCACCGACTCGGGCAGTTTGCTGTACATGCCCATGACCACGTTCAGATTAACCTTGTAGTCGGCACCCCAGACTTCTTTCAGCTGGCGAGTGGCCTGCTGCTGGTCGATACCGTGCTGGTGCAGCTCGGACTCGAACTCGGTCTCGCGGCCCTTGAGCATGGCATTGGTCAGGTCGGACAGTGCCGCCGGGCTGATGTTGTGCTTAAAGGCGACCTCTTTCACCGGCTCCAGGATGCGGGTGTCGGATTCATCCAGAACCAGGCCTTGATCCAGGGTCAGCTGGTACTGATCGGCGGACTCGGGCAGGCCATTAGCTGCGCGGTACTCCGCGATATCTTCATCGGTTGGGTTCTCGGGCAGACCAGACTTGTGCTTGCCCTCACGGATCAGTTGATCCTTCTCGAAAAACGAGTGAACGAATTTGTCGTAGGTGGGGAACCGCTCGAGCATCTTGGCCTGCTTGTCGTCCAGCTCAAACTGGGACGCCATCTGGCCGCGCCAATCCTCGGGCAGGGTCGTAAAGAAACTGGCCTGTCCTTCGCCGGACACAGCCGGTGCGCCAGGATCACCACTCGAAGCAGCAGGATCACCGCTGGCCGCGCCAGGGTCACCATCGGCAGCGGTCGGGGCAACAGCAGGAGCGCCACCACCGCCCTCGCCGGGCTCATCGTTCAGCAAGTTAAACAAGATTCTATCAAGCATCGGTCTCACCTTCTTCTGTGACGAGCACCCTCAGCGGGAGGTTGAGGTGCTTCAGTATTTGGGCTCCCACAAAAGCACGGCCATTGATAAAGGCAGTGGCGTCATGGTTACCCGGGATGTAGAGCAAATCCTGTGCTCTGGAAAATTTGTTCACAATGGTTTTCAGGGCCAGTCGCTGCTGGTATTGATCGGCATCGCCGCGCTTGAGCGCCTTGATAGCCTGGACCTCCTGCTTGGTCAGCGGGGCAAGGCGGAACTCTTCCGGCATCGGTTTGCGGTTACTGTCCATTGCTCATCTCGGCTGCGGCCATAGCGGCCTGTTGCGCGGCTTCCATCTGGCGACCCTGGACGGCAATCTCAGGCGGCACAAGCCAGCCAGTCGGTGAACCGATACCCTTGATCGCATCGCGCAGAGCATTGCTGATACTGACCTCGTGAGAGGCACCAGGATCGATCTCCATGGCAGCGCCAAGCATCTCTCTGACCATCATGTACTTGTTGCGCTTCTCTTCCTCTTCGGACTCGGACAGCGGGCTCTCGAACTTGAACTCGATATCCTGGCCTTTGAGGCTGTCAGGGATATCGTAAGGCGAGCCCAGCAATCCGGCCTGCATCAGCAGATCAAACAAGGATCGTGACTGGGAAAC